GCCCTATAAGCTATGCTTATAGGGCGTACCTCAACCCTCCCATACCAGAAGAAATCGTTACCCAATTCAAGCTCTCCACATACACGCCAATCGTATACTGATAAAATGTATTTGCAGGTAACGGGTATACATTCATATCCAATTGCAATGATTTAATCCGACTACTATTAATACTACCCCGCGGTTGTGTCAACGGAGAAGCCAGTGCAAATGGATATACAAGAATACCCGAGTCAGGAACACCTGTTAGATACTTCCACGGAACCACCTCTGTAAAATACCGATATGGTTTCTCCTCCTGCAGCGGATTACCATCCCCTAAAATCGTAAATGTATTCAAAATAGACTGCTGCCCATTTACCACAAACTTGCCTGTACTTGACGTTAGATTAACATAATTTGCCCACCCGCCATCATTTGCAATAAATGGTGCCTTCGCAGGATTAATCCAGTTCGTAAAGTTTTGCACCTGATTACGATTCAATAATGAGTCCGAACGCCGCGGCAACATAATAATACGCTCAATTGGATTATGTACATCCAACTCAATAAACTGTCTCGCAACAATACTATCAAAAGAATACGATGAAATCTGTCTCACTAAGTACTGCAATGATTCCGATGAAAATTGCGTACGTTCCTCATCTGTAATATAAACATACGACATCTGAATGGATGGATTCAACGGCCATGTATTTAACAGTGGCTTTGGTGTTCCCACATCTGTTAAAAAGTTGTTAATTGTAACATCCGAAATATCTGAAACTGTACTATAATACACATTTAATGGCTGTAATGCAACAGGAGACGGATTGTATTGATATCCTGGAGCCACTTGATAACCATTTATATCTAATACACGATACAGCTGATTAATCGGACGAAGCGTAATTTGGATTTCACATTCATGATATTGTAATGCAACCAGCGGAAGAGCCTCAAAGGTAGATTCTGAAAACCAAAATGGCAATGGTACCTGAATCTGTCGCCCTGCAATGGACGGACGATTGATATTTGGCGGTGTAGTAGTAGAACCCGTTGCACCATTATTATTATATACCAGTGGATACCCTGTTCCAGTTGAGCCACCTCCATATGTTCCATTAGCCGGGTCGGTTATATCAGGGATATCTCCAACTAACTTTCTCCATTTATTATACGTAAATGCATCATAATCACATTGTGCTTTTGCAATCATATAATCACCATTATATTCCTGGATTTTCTGACCACCAATAAAGAATGCAACATTCTGTATTAAATGACAGCCAATAAAATTCGCCCATGCAAAATTATATTGAGCTGTTCTAGGTGCGGCTGTCTGTAAATCGATATATTTACAAAAAATATCTGGCAATGTGAATACAAAATAAATGTCACGCACCAAATCAGCAATACGCTGTAGTTTCAAGCGCACTTGAATCGGTTGGGAATAAGAAAGCTCCTGAGGACCATCCATAGCAAATGTAACCGACTCTTCCGCAAAATGACTATATTTTTTATAGGTCTTGTAGAAATAGGTGAAATCTGGATTTCCACTTAGTAATACATTCTGTGCTCCGTAGGCAACAAGTGCAAAGAGACCGCCACCTGGCATTGCTAGTGTTGTTATAGGTAATATACTGATTCTTTATGCTTTATGGTTTATGTAAACCTTATCTAATAAATTAGATTGTATCAATACATAATAATTAATAATTTTATCATAATGCATTTCACCATCACCAGGCATCCCCATTGCATCCAATAAAACTGTATCTTCATTGTAATTAGATCCGTTTATTGATAGATAATGCATATTAATCAAATCCATCGTATATTTATCATTATTTAATGCATATAATGCTTTATTATAAAAAGGCTGGTCAACTGTAAAATAAGTGCTATCTTTTTTATATATGCTTCCAATCATACTCATCAGGTGCTGATATAGCTCCTTGCCATGTATAATAAACTTTCCAGAGCTAAAACCAGGTGCATTCTGTGTAATAGGTGCTAATTCCTCTGATGTAAAACAAGCTCCATAGTTTGAGTTGTGTAGCTGTCCTTCTACATGAGTGCGAATGGTGTTTGGTGGTATACCCTCATATAATGTACGTAATGGTTTGAGTATCAAAATATCAATATCGCAATACATATAAATATCTTGCATATAGTCTATTCTCGCATACCTCATCATCATTCCATCGAGAATCGTTTCAGGAGGCGGATATAATAATATTTGTATAGGGCATACTGCATTATAATGTACTAATGCAGTAAATACCATATTATTCTTACAATAATCATATGTATCTGAATCCATTTTAATATGAATGATATCGGATGGTCCAAGACCAGCATTTTTCATACAAAGACTTAGCCAAATATTAAATATGGCTATGTATTTGTTTTCAGATACACTCTTCCCTTTTATGGTAAATAAGTTACAATCGAGACATAATGACATTATTACTAGATTGTATATTAATACTTTAGGTCACTGCCGTTTTTATCGTGCACCCTCTGTCCACCATGTATCCGCTAAATAAGGTGGTATATCTGCAAGAGCAGAATCATCCATTTTAGAAGATGGTCCGCGATCCATCTCCTTCTGAATCTCTGCATAACACAGTGCATAATTAAAATAGGTAAGACGGCTCATCATTCCTTCCATCCGTCCAAATACATTTAATTCAGGTGGTTTTGTAGAATCAATATCGATTTTCTTAACAATGCGTCGTTTACAGAAACACACCAAATCCTGAAAGTTTTGATATGGTACATATCCTTCAAACGATTTCTTCTTTGATAGATTGCCATTCACATAGATTTCAAACGCATCATTCTTACAGACAAGTGCGACATGTACCCATTTATTCAAGGGAAAATTATCAACTTCCATATAATTATTCCATGTCTTAAATGTATTCATATACACACGCAATGTATTTTTATCAGAGCGCATATATACACCAGGTGCCAGAAGAGGAAATTGTGAGGTATATCCCTTGTGAAAAATGTGTAATAGACCATATTGATCATTGAATGTGGATGGATTTACATTCAAATAAAAGGAATAAGTAAATTCAATTCCTGTACGCTCATTATCAGATACCTGTAATTGATACTCTTTATTTTGTTTTGGATTCTGTGGGAATGTCTTCATATTATCTGTGGTACATGTATTCGGTATAAGATCCACACGATTAATGGACATGCGATTTAAGTACTTATAAATAATTTCTAAAAAGATAAACATGAAATACACGATAATTACAAGTATAATCGGAAAGATAAACTGTTGTACAGCACCGGACTTTGATGAATTGTTCAGTTGCGGTGTTATTTGATTTAGCGCTGCTGCCATCTATTATCTACACTATGTAATAATTTATTATGCAGTTGTTACTGCAATTTTGATATTCGGTGCAAAGAACGATCCAAGTAATCCACCAATTGATGTAATTGGCTCGGGACCTGCCATATAATTTTTATAGATTACTTCGGGATTCAATGCAGTATCATACATGATCATATTAGCAATTTGTCCACCAAATCCCTCCTTTTCCAATGCAACCCCCGTATATCCACTGGAATCTACCTTAAACGGATTAGGTAGTACACAGGAGCGTGACAATTTACCATCAATGTATACATCTACTGTCTTTCCATTCACTGCAACCGCAATGTTCACCCAACGCTGCATCGGTATTTCACGAATATCACATGTACGAGAACTATCTAATAATCCAGATCCAGTCTGCGGATTATCATATGTCATAGTGTAAGTAGATGTATCAAGAGAATCGCCTTTATTTATGGCATTATCACTTGATGAGACATCTCTATTCTTTGAATCAAGGCGAACATGTAATGTAGGAGTAACTGCTCCAAGATATATTCTAATGGTATCAAAATTGGTGGCCGCCGAGCTTGATTGGTCTGTTTTACCGCCAATTCGCAGAATAGACTTATTCTTGTTGGCACGATGATGCCAGTCTGTGATATAAATCCATGTAGATACTGTAAACTCACCACCTTCATA